AATACGTGCTGCTTCTTCTGCGTCAATTGCGTTTGCATTTGCTAGTTCTGCTGCACGAGCAGTTGTTGCTTCTGCTGCTAGGTTTGTAGTTAGAACACCTTCTGCCGCACGAGCAGTTGTTGCTTCTGCGGTAATTGCTGTTGCATTTGCTAGTTCTGCTGCACGAGCAGTTGTTGCTTCTGCTGTGATACTTGCACTTAGAACACCATCTGCTGCAATACGTGCTGCTTCTTCGTCAGCAATTGCAAGTGTTGAGAATGCATTAGCATCTGTTTCTGCTGTATCTGCATATGTTTGTAGTGCTGCTGTTAGTGCTGAGTCTGCTGCAATACGTGCCGCTGTTTCTGCTGCTAGGTTTGAAGTTAGAGTACCTTCAGCTGTTGTTGCACGTGTTACTTCTGCTGATAGGTTTGAAGTTAGAGTACCTTCAGCTGTTGTTGCACGGGTTGTCTCTGCGGAAATTGCTGTTACGTTTGTAGCAATGTTTGCTTCGGTTGTGTCCGTACGACCTTCTAGTGATACAATGTCTGATTCTGCTGTATCTAGGCGGCCTTCTGCTGTATTCATTTCACCTTCTAGTGTTGTTACACGTGTACTGTTTGAAGTGATTAATGATTGTAGATTACTATCTGCTGCTGCATATGCGTCACCAATCTCTTTTAGTGTGTCTAGTGCTGCGTCTGCACCGTTAACTAGGTTAGTGATTGCTGAATCAGTGTATGTTTGCGCACTAGCTAGTGACGCTGCATCACCTGATACACGTGCTGCGGCTTCTGTTGTGAGTGCTGCTGCGCCTGCATCAACATCTGTACGTAGGCCTGCTTCTATACCAGATGCACGTGTTACTTCTGCTGCTAGGTTTGTAGTTAGAACACCTTCTGCTGCACGAGCAGTTGTTGCTTCTGCTGTGATGTTTGTTTGTAGAACACCTTCAGCTGCTGTTGCACGAGTTTCTTCGTCAGCAATTGCTGTTGCGTTTGCTGCTTCTGCTGTTGTTGCACGTGTTACTTCTGCTGATAGGTTTGTAGTTAGAACACCATCTGCTGCAATACGTGCTGCTTCTTCTGCGTCAATTGCGTTTGCATTTGCTAGTTCTGCTGCACGAGCAGTTGTTGCTTCTGCTGTGATACTTGCACTTAGAACACCTTCAGCTGCTGTTGCACGAGTTTCTTCGTCAGCAATTGCTGTTGCGTTTGCTAGTTCTGCTGCACGAGCAGTTACTGCTTCTGCATCAATAGCAAGTGTATTTGCATCAATGTCACCTTCTGCGGTTGTTAGACGGGTGTCTAGTGCTGAGTCTGCTGCAATACGTGCTGAACTCTCAATTGTTAGATTTGCAGTGTTGTTAGCAATGTTTTCTGCGTTTGTTGTAACGTTTGTTGTTATAACACCATCTGCTGCAATACGTGCTGTTGCTTCTGCATTGATAGCAGTTTGCAATTGTGCATCTGCATTTGAACGTGCAGTTGCTTCTGCATTGATATTGTTTTGAAGTGCAACATCAGCTGCTGAACGTGTAGTTGCTTCTGAAGTGATGTTTGTTTGTAGAGTTGTATCTGCTGCACCACGGTCTGCAACTTCTTGAGCCAGATCTAGCTCTAGTTGAGCAACATCACCTTCGTTAGTTGTTACACGGCCATCTAGTGAGGTAACTGCTAAGTTTAGTGAAGTATCTGCACTTGTACGTGCTGATGCTTCTGCGTTGATGTTTGACTGTAGTGTGTTGTCAGCGTTTGTACGTGATGTGATTTCAGATGCTAGTCCTGATTCAACAATGTCCATATCACCTTCTAGTGTAGTTGTACGGCCACTTAGTGCTGAGTCTGCTGCAATACGTGCTGCTTCTTCTGCGTCGATGTTGCCTTGTAGTACAACGTCATTTGCTGCACGGGTTGTTGCTTCTGAAGTGATGTTTGTTTGTAGTGCAGTGTCTGCTGTTCCACGTGTAGTTGCTTCAGCGTTGATGTTTGTTTGTAGAGTTGCATCTGCTGTTGTACGTGTTGATACTTCTGTAGCTAGGTTTGCTGTTAGTGTTGAATCAGCTGCGGCGCGTGATGCTGCTTCGCTATTGATTGCAGTTGTGTTAGCAGTGATTGTACCTAGTAGAGATGAGTCTGCTGCTTGGAATGCTGTAACAATCTCTGTTAGTGAGTCTAGTGCTACCTCATCTGTGTTTGAAACAATAAAGTCGATCTGTGACTGTAGGTTAGCGTCTGCTAGTTCATATGCTGTTGTAATTGCAACTTCACGAGTATCTGTATATGCTTTTGCATCTACTTCTGCTTGGTCTGCATATATTTGGTATGCTGTTGTGATTGCTGATGTTTGTGCAACATCTTGTGAATCACTGTGTGATTTTGCATCTGCTTCTGCTGTATCTGCATATAGCTTCAGTGCAGCATCTAGTGTAGCAATTTCACCGTCTGTGTATAGCGTTTGTGCAGCACCTAGTGTAACAATTTCACCGTCTGTGTATGATTCAGCTGATGCAATTGCATCTAGTTCAGCTTGATCAGCATATGATTTTAGTGATGAGTCTAGTAATGCATCTGCTGATGCAAATTCTGCACGAACAGCAGTATCTGCAACGGCACGTGCTGAAATTTCAGCAGTAATGTTACCAGCGTTTGCTGCTTCTGCTGTTGTTGCACGTGTTACTTCTGCTGCTAGATCTACTTCTAGAGCGTCAATGTCTGCTTCTGCTGTTGTTAGACGTGTGTCCAGGCCTGTTTCAACGCCTGATGCACGTGTTACTTCTGCTGATAGGTTTGTAGTTATAACACCATCTGCTGCAATACGTGCTGCTTCTTCTGCATCGACGTTATCCTGTAGTGTAATGTCAGATGCTGAACGTGCAGATGCTTCTGAATCGATGCTTGCTTGTAGAGCATTGACAGCACTAATGCGAGCTACTGTCTCTGCTGAGATAGCAGTTGCGTTTGATGTAATCGCTGCTGTAAATACATCGTCTGCTTCTTGGTATGCAGCAACGATTTCAGCTAGTGAATCTAGTGCGGCTGGATCAGTGTTGCTGATAATGTTGTTGATCTGTGTTTGTAGACCAGCGTCAGCTGCTTCGAAATCTGTACGTAAAACTGTGTCGGCGCCTGCACGTGCAGTTGCCTCTGCGCTAATGTTTGACTGTAGTGTCGTATCAGCTGATGTACGTGCTGCTATTTCATTGGAAATAGCAGTGTTTAGTGCTGCGTCTGCTGCAACACGTAATGCTGCTTCTGCTGATACAGCATCTGAAATGTCAGTTGCAACTGCGGCTTGCGCACGTGCATCTGAGAAGTAAAGGTTTGAACCTTCTGCTAGGTTGTCGGTTGTAAATGAACCGATCAGTGCGCCCGCGGTGATCTTTGCAAGACTACCTGTCTCAATGTCAGCTAATAGCAGTGTACCTGTTAGTGCTGTTGAGTTCTTAGCGTTCTGGCCTGTAATTGCCGTAACTGATAGTTTACTGTTGATGACTGCTTGATTAGCTAGCGCTGCTGACTTAATTTGTCTAAAAGCCATTTGATTTTTCTCCATATTGATCAATATATTGATTATCCACGTAAAGAGTGGACTTTCATGCCCGTTCCACTATGTGGTCAAAACAAGTTAGCTAACTCAGGGAGTTAGCTGCAAATATTTATAATAGATGCTGTTAGTATTAACTGCTTGGTATATATTAGACTGGAAGGTATCTAAAATCTATAATCGATCCTACCATTGGAGCAGTATCCAAGGTAAGAGTTGTATCCACTATGCTATACGCATACGGCGGTAGTATTAATCCGTTTATAATTACCAATACATCATTAACAGAATGTCCTGCTTCAATGCCATAAACGGTTTCAGTCCCATCGTTTGTATACTGATTACTATTGTATACTAAATTTAGATGGCGATTTTCAATACTTTTGTTAGGATTGTCAACAATACTTGCGAATGGATAACGATGTTTTACGTATATGTCAGTATCAGATGGCGGCGTTTCCAAAAATACTAAATTCGCGCCATCTAGATAAAAAACTTCACCTGGTCTTTGTAATACATCATTCACATAAACATCTACTGCATCACTAGACGCAGGAACAGTTGCTAATAGATATGCTGTTGTCTCACCATCACCAACAAAGGTTTGTGGTACTGGCAACGTGTTTTGGTCGTAAGTTACTACATTATTAAGTTGATAATCAGTTACTAACGTATCTAATTCGGCTTCAGTTACTACTTTATTAATATCAGTTACTGGACTATATACTCTTTTTTCAGTAATAATTTCAAATAGTTCGTGTCCTTTGCCCCAAAGCAATCCATCAATAGTATTCATAGCAAGTTCGCCAGCAAGCAAGTCTGCATCAACGGCAGTTTTTCCAGAAATTTCTGTTCGTTTTAATCTAATTTTCTGCGACATGTATAACTTCTCTCAGTGTTGAGTATATAATATTTTTAATCAATAGTCTGGGATGCATCCCAGACTATGACTAATATCTACGTACTTAATTTTATTTAGCTTAGAAAGTGCCGCCATCGATGGTGCTTGAGTTTACCCACTCAGAACCTGACCACATAATCATGTCTGATTCTGAAATAGTTGTCAATGTGACATCTGCAAGATCGCCAAGATTTGTAGTACCTAATGCGTTTTGCAAATCTGCAAGGTCGTCAGTATCTAGAATACGTACATTACTTACTACATCATTTGTGTCTTTTGTAATATACCAAGCATCTGCTGCTTCGTTCCAGAAGATAGAAACGTTATCATCAGTGCCGCGCTCAATTTCAATACCGCCGTTTTGTGTTGGTGCAAGAATTTCATTACTGTTTAGAAGGATGATTGAGTCACCAATATTGACTTCGTTTGAGTTAACTGTAGTAGTTGTACCGTTAACTGTTAGGTTACCTGTGACAGTTACATCGCCGTCAAATGCTGACTGTGTACCATTTACAGTTAATGTACCAGCAACAGTTACATCACCATTGTCTTTTACGCTGAGTAAGTTAACATCGTTTACGTCAACAACTTCAAATAGTACTTCGCCAGTACCTGCTGCTTTGCCAACTGTGCCTGTGATTGATGTTTTAGCTAGGGTTGACTCAATGTTACCTGCCCATAGTTCGGCCCATGATTGTGCAGCTGAACCAAGATCGTATGTATTATCAGTACTTGGCAATATGTCTGTGATTACACCACCAGTTAGTGAAATTGTATCTGTTGCTTCGTTACCTAAATATGTGTTACCATTTACATTAAGGTCTCCTGTTATCACTAGAGTATCTGCGGCCAAGTCAACTGCAACAGTTGCATCACCATTTACAGTTAGCGATCCACCAATTAGAACATCGCCAGCAAAACTTGATTGTCCAGTGCCATTAACTGTTAGCTTACCGCCAATGATAGCATTGCCAGATTCAGTAACTTCAAATAGACCAGCACCAGCTGAATCTAGTACTTCAAATACGTTTACTGAATCACTTCCAGCAGCAATAGTAACTGCAGAATTAATACTAGTTTTGCCGTTTACCTGGCCACCAGTACGTGTGTTAAGGTAACCGATTTCACTACCGCCAGCAAGAGCGCCATTACCAAAGAAAATTTCCAAATTATCTGTTGTGTATACAAGTTCACCAGCGACTGGTGTAATACTCGTACGGTTTGATTCTAAACCGCGTTTTAATTTAATTGTTTGCGTCATCACGCTCTCCTTTAATTAAGTATCATAGATACCACAGTCAATAATAAGATAATCTATATACCTCTTGGTAGTTAAATTACCATCCTGTGTTATCATACTATTTTCCATCGCAGGGGCACTTACGACGCCTGTCTCGGATATTTCAAAAGCATTTCGCTTGTTTAGTGAATCGTCGCCGATGCCAACTTCAACAATTGAGTCTTCTTTTGCTATATTGTATTTACCAGTTACAAATGAATGCAGTACTGCTGTTTTTTCTGTCGGACCTACTGAAAAACTATTTTCAGCATACTCAACAGTGATATCAATATTTACGTCATCGCCCTGTGTTACCGTAACTGTACCAGTAGCGCCGCCAGATAGGTCGTAAGTTACTGATTTAGTTTTAAAAGTATGTACGCTTGCTGATAGTTCATCAACTGCGTCCTGGATATTATCTGAAGTTAAAACACTATTTGAATTATCATAATTGACTGCTGTTGAATCTATTTCAAATTCGACCCAGTTTGCATTTGTTACGCCATTTAATAGTTTGTAAACTGTATCTTCAGATTTTACATATACCAACATGCCATTTGAACGGCGGGCTAATGTAATAGAATTTCTGTCTGTTATGTTATCAACTTCACGATATCCGCCTTTGCCATATATGCTGTCATGTGTTGCATATACATCAGTTGTGTCTGTTGGTGCTATAACACCTGTTATATTTACTGCACCTGATATTAATGCCATGTCACATACCTCACTTTACTGCAATCGTTAATGAACTAACAATGGGGTTAGTTGTTCGGTGTACATAATATTCATTATTAATTCCGTACTCATTAGTAATATTCACAGTTATTGCGGGATTCATTGCAACTGCAAACCCGCTTGATATATCTTGAAAAATTGTTTTTAGACCAAAAGCTACTGGATATATAAAATATTTATACCCCTCATTGGCAACTGCTTTATTTCCTGTAAAGTTTAGATCTAATGAAGATGATATTAATGTCTTAATCTCAGTTTCATTTAATGATTCTAAAACGCTTGCACCATGATATGTTCGCCAGCGCCAATCAACACTAAAGGTTTTAGAGATAATTTGTCCTTTGGTATTTTGTGCTGAAATTTTCCATGTATTTTTTTGTGCAGATGTTTTAATAATATCATTGCCAATATTAATAATTTCTGTACCATCGTTACTATATATATTACTGTACAATATATTATTTGTCACATCTTCAATTGCAACCGTATTGGCTGATATATTTTCATCATTTAAAATGGTCCAAGAAAATGTTTTATTTCCTCCGGTTATCATATCACCTACTTCAATTACAGTAGGTTGAGCCAACATCAAAAATGTTTGTACATTTGGATATTGATAAGGGTAAAGTAAATTTGTGAAAAGTTGCTGAAGTGTAGTATTATCGAATGTATTACCAGATTCATATCCGCCAACTTCCTCGGGCATAGGAGTTAAGTTTGAATACAAGAAGGTATTTGTTTGAACACTTGCCAATAGTGTCTGGTCTAGGAATCGTTTATTAACTGCATCTTGGTCAGCAATTGGATCATTTAATTCGGTAATACGAGTATTAGTAACTGAAACTTCATTAACGGCTTCGATAGTTAACTTATCTTCCGTCTTAATCTTGTTTTTACTATGATTTATATTAATTGCCAAAGCTATGGATTCCTTGTACTTGTTTAATTTTCACTATGTCGATATTTATCATTATATAACCAAGCTGGCGCCGCGGTTAGAAATAACTGCCCAGCCAGCGTAAGTATACATTAAAGTGATAGTTTGGCCTTCGGTATCAAAAATAATACTAGTAAACCCTAGTAAATTATCTGGTGTTACTTGTACTGCTGATATAGGCGTTTCAACGGCCACTAGAACTTTTATTTGACCATTATGTTGTCCATTGAGCATTGTGACGGCGTTATTAGTGGATGAATTAATATAAGATACTGCTTGTAAAATAGAAATACTAGTATTAACATATTCTTCAGCTGAATCTAATACGACATTTTTAAAGAATGCATAATTCCATTCTGAGGTTGGCGATCCAATATCATAAGTGCTAGTAGAGGCAGGCAATATGTCACTACTAATGTTTGAGTTAAGTGTTAGGCTTCCGCCGCTGTTACCAAGAGTGATCACGTCGCCGTTTGCAACAAGGGTGCCGCCTACATATACATGGCCGCCAAAGTAACCGCCGCCTAATACATTTAATGCACCGTCGCCGTATGTTGGGGTATTTAGATCAATGTCCGATAAATTATCAATTGATAATTTTCCGGATAATGTTAAACCATTGGCAACTGCCAATGCGCCTAAAATTTTCAATTCTCCATTGTCTGGATTGATAACTGATGCCATAATGTTCTCCGAAATATTTCTACATATGTATTTATGTTAAAATTATAATTATAAAATTATAGCTACATATAATAAAAAAGCAGGGCCTAAGCCCTGCTTCCTTATACTGTATTCCTGTAAAAAATTACTAATTACTGGAATGATAGTGCGCCGCCGTTGACACCGATCTTTGAAAGGTAGTCTGCTGCGTTGCCTAGTGATGATGCTTGGTTGTTTAGTTCCACATAGCCGTAACGTGTCATGAATGATACTGTTGGCTCGAATGTTTGTGGGTCTAGAACTGTACCTGAAGACATAAGTGGGATGTATGGGCAGTAGAATGCTGCTGCGTCCATTTCGCCATCGCCCTTATAACCTACTAGGATGTCTGCATCGTCTGCTGCATACTGGTTTACAAACACTTTCATTGTGCCGTTTAGAGTACCAACGAACTTTGTATTTGTTGGTGCTTCGAATGGGCCTTCTGTTGTGCGAGCAAATGCTGATGTAGTTGCTGACTGAAGAACAGTTAGGATTGTTGGAGATACTACAACATAGTTACCTGCGCCACGACGTGTACGTGATGCAATTAGGTTTGCTGAGCGGTTGATTAGAACTGCTAGAGCAGCATGCTGGTCACCAACAAAAGTTGCTTGACCTGATACGTTGCCTTGATCGTATGTATCTGTTGCTGTACCTGAAAGAGCAAGTAGTGAACTGATGATTTCCTGATCGATTTCAGCAGTGATCTCTTGTGCAAGTGCTTGCATGATTTCTGCTTCTACGTCCAAGCCGTGCATTGAATTAGCATCTTGTGCTGCTTCGAATGTCCAACGTGCTGATAGCTTGCGTGTTTTAGCTTCAACAGTCTGCTTTAGTACCTGGATACTCATACGACGGCCTGCTGCTGCTTCTAATGATGAAGTTGAAACTGCTTTGGCTGCTGCTGCATCACCTGAATAGCCTGCTGCGATTGCAAATGGTGATAGTGCTTCATCACCAGCGTTAACGCCAGCTGCTGTTTCTGAATAACGCACACGTAGTGTGTGGATTTGGCCTACTGGGCCAGTCATTGGTTGAACACCAACAAGTTCGTTTGCAATAACAGTTGGCATAACACGACGAATTACCGGTAGGATAACTTTGTTTAGTGTTGCAATGTTTCCTGCCATTGTTGTGCCTGATAGTGCGGCTTCTGAAAGGTAGCTCTTTGTGTTTTCAAGAACTGTTTCCATTACTACCTTCTTGTTGCCGTGCAAACCATCAGTTAGAGCTTCTTTTGCTGCGCCCCAGTTTTCAAATAGGTTTTGTGACATTTGGTATACTCCTTATTAATTGATACCAGCTAGTTTTTTAAGGTTAATAATTTCGGCTTCGCTTTCAGTATCCTGTGTGCGGGCCTTGTTACCTGTGATCTCAGTCTTCTGAGTCTCATTAATGATAGATGCTGTTGATGCTTTAACTGTTTCGTTAAGCACTGTTGGCAAATACTTGTTATATGCAGTCTGTAGCTTGCTTGTTGCTACTGACTCAAGTAGGTTTTTCATTAAATCACGTTTATCTTTGGATAGAGGGCTTAGAAGTTCATCCATTATTTCTTTACGCTCGTTTGATTCTGCAATACGGCGTGCTTTTTTCTGTGCTTCTTCAATTAGTGCCTCTTTGGCAGAAATTACAGTTTGTGATTCAGATAGTTCTGACTTCACTGTTAGTAGTTCCTGTGATAGTTTAGAAATTTGTGTGCCTTCGGCTAGGTGTGAACTCATAAATTCAACTGCGAAAGTTTCGAATAGCTTGCGACCAAACATATTCTCTTTTGCAGTTTGAATGTCTTCTTTAAGTGTTGATAGCTCTGATTTTAGAGTTGATTCTACAATCTTTGCTAGCTTACCACTTGCTTTTAGTATAAATTCACGTTTAGCTTCAGCAATCATTTCTTTACCTTCTTTCACCAAGCGAACTTTCTCTGCGATAAGTTCTTTCTTGTCTTGGTGGAATTCGTTAAGTTCTGAAGTTAGTTGCTCCATTACGAAGTCTTCTAGCTTCACGAAGTTTGATTCTTGAAGTTTACGGTCGTCACGTAGTTCGGCGATTTCTCTTTTTAGAGTTTCCATTACGAACTGGTCTAAAAGTACAGCATGTTCTTTTAGCTTACGCTGATATTCAACTTTTGCTGAAACTGCTGCTTTTTTATCTTCAGCAAATTCTACTAATTCTGCTTTAATCGTATCAGATAACATTGCATCAAGTGCTTCCACCATCTGCTCTTTATCTGATTCATAACGATTTGCAAATTCTTCACGTAGTTCTGCTGTGATTTCTTCACGTGCTTCGGTTAGCTTGGAATTCCAAGCCTCTGAAAGTGTTGAACGTACTTCTTCACTTAAAACTTCTGAACTTAGGAGTTGTTCGATTGCATGAGCCATTATCTTCTCCTAATGTCTAGGTTGTTTATAAATTTTAATACCTCTTCTTGCAGGTACTTTTGTGCGGCGTTATCAGGGGTCGATGCGCTAGCAACGTCCATTAGAATATTTCCGCGTTTGCCATTCATGATAGCTTCGTATATTGGGTGCGGATAAGCATCAGGTGCTGATGGATTAGCCACAATATCAACCGTCTGAATTTCAAACTCTGATACTTGCCCACTTTCATTGACGTTGCCGCTACCACGACTTGACACGCCAAGTTTTACTCCGTTCTCCAATAGTGTACGGCAAATATTGCCCATTGGAGTTGGCAGTAACTTTAGGCGACCGTAACCATCTGCCCCGTTCATCCACATTTTTTCGATAATATGGCTTACACGGTCTAGGTTAACTTGTAGATCTTCTGGATGATCTGCCTCGCCCAAAACTGGATATCCAGTTTCGATTTTGCTTTGGATTGATTTAACTGCCTTTGCAATTTCATTAACTGGGTAAACTCTTTGGTTTTGATTGCGCTTATCACCCTGAACGAAAATTCCTTCCATGTACAAGCTTTTACCGCCGCGACCGTCGTCGACGGCCTCAGTTACGATACTTGCTTGTCCAAATGAAAGTTGTTCGTTAAGTGTTCGCATATGCATGTTACCTAGGAGCCTTGTTAATCATTGAATCAGTGCCTGGCTTAGCTGGTGCTTGGCCTTTTTTCTCTGCGCCGTGGCCTTTGGACATCGTGTTTAGTGATGCGCCTTCGCCTGGGTGTTTGAAACCTGACATTGTTTGTACTTTTGGTGCTGGACGACCTGCTTCTTTAGCATGGCCTGTGTTTAGTAGTGAACCGCCCATTGCTGGCTTGCCTTTAACTGGTGATGATTTGCCGTCATCGCCTGCTGGCATTGCAACTGGATGGATTTTTTTATCTGCACCGACTTTGTGTAGTTCAGCTGATTCATCTAGTTCTTCAGCATCTTCTTCTAAGTCTTCTTCAGCTTCAAAAGTAAATTCTTCTTCAACCTCTGAGTCATCTGACATCTCGTCGTCCATGCCAACTTCAAAGTCTGCGCCTTCTTCGTCGCCTTCTTCGTCACTGTCCATGTCGTCATTCATGTCGTCGCCCATTAGCTTTGCAAATTCTGCTTTTAGATCTGACAACGCATCTTCAACACTCATCATAGCATTTTCAATACGGTCGTCGCCATCTTCAGTTTCAGTTTCGTCAGTGTCGAAACCGTCATCAGCTGCTAGCTCTAGGTCTGCATCTAATTCGCCGCCATCTTCATCTTCAGCTTCGCCGAATGCTTCTTCAGCTTCGATTTCGTCGTCTGATGTTTCGATGTCGTTTAGGAAGTCATCTGATTCTTCATCACCAAATGCTTCGTCTAATTCTTCTTCTGCGATGTCATCTTCAACGATTTCATCTTGCTCAACAAGATCACTCCAGATCTCGCGGGCTTTCTCAACAAATGCTTCGTGTAGTAGATCTTCAGCTGAAACTGAATCACCATTTACTAGGCTTTCGATAATCTTAGTATATCGGTCATGAGCTCTCATTGTTAAATCTCCTTCTATTAGATATAGGTTATAACATACTTATTTAAGACACTTTGGTCAAGAATATAACAAAACGCAGTTTAAACCGCAGTTTTGATTATATTACTAGAATTTATGCTTAAAATAAGTAGTTAACCGCCATCATTGGGGGTATACATATCGCGATATTGCTCGACTTCGCGATTATGTTCAGCGCGTTTCATTTCGCGACTATTTCTCATTTTATTAATATGTCGCAGTGTTAACCGCGGACGTCGGGTATCATCAATTTCCCAACTTCCATATTTGTCATTTTCTGCTTTTCGTGTTCCGTTATCTACTTCTTTAAATCTCATTTTCTGCTCCCCCTGTGGTGCCGCCAAGTGGTGATTCACCGCCTGCTTCAATATCTAAGTCGCCGCCAAGATCTTCTTCACCAGTGTCAAGTTCTGTTGGTTCAAAGCCCTCTACGTCACCGGCTCGGACACCCAAGCCGCCTAATTCTCCTTTGGAATCAAAAGTTTCTGAACCGGAGGCGTCAGCTGAAGCTTCTTCACGCCACATACGTTCGTTTTCTTTAATCTCATTTTCGTTTAATCCTAAATATTTACTCATTAGGAATCTACGGCTTAGATAACTTACGCCTTCCAAGCTACCAAATACACTAGCACGTGCTGATTCGATTTCAACCTCACGGTACTTACTAAAGCTCTGTGGCTCAGTAAAGTGTAAGTCAAAAAGACTGCTTGGAATTTCAATACCTTTGTGCTTTAAGAAACGTTTAAATTCTTTGTCTAGACTTGGCTGTAGGACTAATTGCAGGCGTTCACAATATTTACTGAACCGGAATTCTTGAATAAGCGCAGCACCCATTTTCCCGTCCTGATAAGTGGTAGTACCATCTTCTGGACCAGTTGGCAAATAACTGCTTGGAATACGTAATCCACGCATCAACTTATTGTTGAAATATTTTAAATCATCAATATCACCTAAGTTGTCACCACCTGGCAATACTTCAACTTTTGAACCACGACCTTCTGCTGTTTGAGCAAAAAAGTAGTCTTCCATAATACTTAGTGGGTTATATGATGCATCAATTACACTTGCGCCGCCGCCAGTTTTGCTTGGAATACGTGTTTGGTGTACTTCATTTTTAACACGTTCAACAAAGCCCATTGCTTTGTGTGCTGGCATGTTGCCTACGTCAATATAGAACACACGACGTTCTGGCGCACGTTGTACACGGTAGATAATAATACTATCTTCCAGTAGTTCTTTTTGTTTATAAACTTTAAAAATACTGTCCAGTATACTGTTACCAAATGGCCAGTTTGCACTCATGCCATCTGTTAATGAAATATGTAATACATGTGTTGAATCTACTGCATATTCAGTATTGTTTGAACTAAGTCCACCTTGGTAAACTCCTGATTGCGATGACGGCATTGTAGTAAATGCTGATGCACTAACACCAGACATATTGTTTAGCTTTTTAGTATCAGTAGTAACTAAATCGGTTAAATTTAGATTGATGTTTTTCACCATATACTGGTCAATTTCTTTGCCCTTGCTTTCGTTGACAATTGCTTTACTTACATCAACAGGATCAAGCCAAATTAACTTAAATGTTTCTGGATCACGAATAAAGAATTGGTCACCATATTTGATGGACGATCGGAACAATCCAAATACTCTACGTTCCCAATCGTTAATATTGCACCACTGATTCAATGCTGTAGTGATAGCACTTACTTCGCTTTCAGTTGCATCATCTTTATAATTGATTTCAAAAGGCAGGCGGGTTTCTGAATTGGATTGTGTTGAAAATTCAGCAATAGTGTCTAATGCAGCATTGATTTCACTGTCCATGTCCATTTGGTCATACTGTGCGTAACGCTCAACACGGTTTGGTTGCCCTGAGTAAACCTCAGGGAGCCAACTTTGCCAACTATTTGCTTTGGCCCGAATTCCATTACTAGATTCATATTTTGTAAAATGCTTTTTCCAGCTCATGAGTGGTATACCTTTAACCTTATAATTATAGTGTATTTAGCAAAAAATAATTATGCTCTCAGAGGATCAGATCGTCGAGTATAACGTTTTATTATCTCTTCAAGATTTCGCATAATCTCAAGATTTTTACGTTTTATTTCTGTTATCTGTCTTACTTGTTCATCAATTGATGAATTACTTGAAGTATTATTACTTTTTGCTGCGTCAGCAATTGTATCGGTATTGATTCGTGCTGCTTGTGATGCACGAATTCCAATTGGTTCTGCATTATTGACAGTTGCTTGTGATTCACGAATTCCAATTGGGTCTGCATTATTGACAGTTGCTTGTGATTCACGAATTCCAATTGGGTCTGCATTATTAGCAGCGGGCATTTGCGATGTTGCATTGTCGAACACCGTACTGTTTGGTGAGCTAGATCCTCCAAAGTTTATTATCTTGCCTATACTGTTGCCTATAGTTGATGCTAGTTCAGTTAATTGAACTATTTGTTTTGCAGCTATTTCTACATTTGGTATTGACCCCTGTAGTGTATTAAATGCATTAGCAAGACCTAAAACTGTATTAATTCTATTTTGCATCATTTCTGATGTTTGTTCATGTGACATGATAAATCCAGACTGGTCTGGAACAAAAAGTTCACCTAATCCACCTGGACGATTTTCTCCCACCATATATGGCGTATTTGCAGATACTGAGCCGCCGCTAAATCTACCAGGCGGCATATACATTGTGATACCTGATTGGTGTTTGTATATTTGTTGGCCGTCAAGTGCTGCTTCTCTGTGTGTTTGCCATTCGTATTCGCCGCCTAACTCGTCAAATCTAGCTTGATCAAATGGTTCAATATTTCGAATAGTAATTACATTACTTTGGTACATGCTATCAAGTGCTGGATCTCTATATGGGTCAGTGGGATCAAAACCATCGACGCCCATACTTCTGACAGCCGTAGCGGAAATATCAGCTTGATCTACTGGGCTAGCAATTGGAGTTTCTTCTGTAGTTTTTTCGCCAAAAAGACTGTCAAACGCTTGCACACTAGCTAGCATTGCACTTCCCAGTGCATCTGCTGCGTCTCCTGCAAAATCCAGTGGAACAGTTAATGCATCCTGTACTGCTAACACTGCCATAGTAGCGTTATTGAAGCCTTCTGTAGTCTTTCCTGCTTCCTCAATATCACGCTTATATTGACTAAGTGCAGCAGATGTTTGTTCTTCGGACATGTTTAAATAGTTGCCCATGTCAGTATCCAGCAATGTTCCCGCAGTTCTCAATTCAATCAATGCTTGGTTAATTGGACTCAGTGCATCTCCAGCGCCTTGTGCCATAATAATAGTATTTTGCCCTGCTGTTCTAATGCCGTCTAAAATAAATTTGCTTATGTCGTTGCCTGCAACTTGTCCAGTTCTAATAGCTTCGTTAATTTGATCTAGTACTGGTGATCCAGATGTTTGCAATGCTTGCATCATAGTAGTCGCTTCGCCGCCCATTCCTACTAGAGCATCTTTGACGTCGAAATCTTCAATGTGATCAGCGGTTGTGGCTAGTGCAGCACCAATTGCGTTTGATAATATTGTTCCTACCCCACCAAGCTGCTCTTGCCCATATGCTAGCTGGGTTAATACTTCTTTAGCACCTGTAGTAAATTTAGCACCTTCGCCGTAATTTTCTTCCATTCTACGTAATGCTGCTGCTATTTGAGGGGCGCTAAGTGCAGCGGCACGTGCTTGTAGCAATTCATCACGACTTTTACCGGTTAAACTAGCCAATGCACCAGTTTCTAGCATTAAGTCTCTGAATCCATTCTGTAGTTTTACCTGCGCATTGTTTGTATTTCTATTGACTTCACCAGTATTACGTGCTACTGTAATGTAGTCAGCAAATGCCTTGGCCATTTGTTCATTACTCATACCAAAGTCACCAAATGAATCTGCTGAGCGGTTTACTTCCTTAAACATTTCAGCAAAAACTTGTGTTCCTCTGGAAACTCCACCACCAAACATTTGAAGTGTTTGTCCATATTCTCCAGCTATACCAGCTAATTGAGTATAAGTAATACCACCTTTCCTAGCAGTAGTATATAGATCCTCGTATGTAGCGGCGCCTTGATTGAAAACTACACCAGAATTTATCATAGATTCTTGAGCTTTTGCAAATTGTTCTATTTTTGCAGCATTAAAACCCAACCATGCGAATGCGGCATCGCCCAATGCTTCTACACCAGGAGCCCAATTGCTTAGTGTTTTGCCTAGAGCGCCCATGCTGCCGCCAGCATCTTTCAGCCCAGTTAATGATTTTCCAAAACCAGCAGATGCTGTTTTAGCTGCGTCGACTAGACTAGTAAGAGGTGCTTCAGTATTACTAAATTTTCCAACAATATCAGATGTTCGTTTAGCAAGTGATTTTGCTAACTGCGCTGTTCTTTTATTTTCATCTTCAGAATCTTGTTGGCGGCGTTCTCTTAATTTTTTAAATGCATCTCTGACAGATTGGCTAATGTTGCTGGTGTCAACAGCATTTCCTTTAATAACATCTACAAGTTTTTTATCAATGTCATTACTGAGTTGCATTTGTGCAACTAATCCCAGAAGTGTAGTTTCACTAGCCCAAGCAGGGATAGCAATTGTTTCACCGGTAGGTAATGTAATATTATTTGTGCTATCTGCCATTAGTTAGTTGTTCTCTCTACTGCTTCGTTTGTAATCATCGTGTCTGTTATTCGGAGTGCTGTATTGCGTATTTCTTCATCAACGCTGCGCAAATCTTCAAGAGTTTCATTATCTAAAGCAGTGTCTGGTATTGTATTTGTATTTATTGGATCTTCTATTGCTGTTGGTGCTAATAATGGAGCCGTTGGCTGTATTGGTGCCGATATTTCATCATCTCCACCAAAAACAGAAGGCCAATCCATTAATCTTTCTAGCCATGTCCCATTAGTGTTTGGTATCGCTGATTCAGGCGCCAATGCTGGCTCTGGCTCTAGCGCTAGCTCTGGCATGTTCGGCGCGGCTGGCACTTCTGTCGTCATAGGGGTAACAACCGTTTCGCGCACAGGTGCGACACCTTCTGGTGGTGGCAATGCTGGTGCTGATGTTCTATCTACTGGATCAGGTGGTTCAAAATCAGTTGGGTGTATGTCGACAGGGACAGGGACAGGTGTTGTATTTTCAATTTGTACTTCTGGAACAGAGGATGATGACAAATCAATACCTCGACTGCTAGCGGATTTTGCAACTCTTTGATCTAAGTCAGAAATGGTTATTGCACCGTCGCGGTTCATATCCAATCCAACGTTTTGATTATAGTAATTTTCACCACGTGATGTTAATACGTCTCTGTGCGCTCTGCCTGGCAGGAATACATATGCGTATAGTTTACCAGCACTAGCACCAGCTAAATTACTAGCATAAGGTTCAAAATACTTTTCTACCCAAGGCATTTGTTGTGCTCTGGTGAGTGTAATCAAATGATCAGTCGTTGTCCCTAGCCCACGTGCTGTAGACGGCATAAATTGTATTAATCCAGTCGCGCCGCCGTTTGTATTTCTTGCTTGCGGGTTTATCCCACTTTCAGAAGCCATAAGTCCTAATAGCGCATTTGGATTAAACCCAAAACGCTGTGCTACTCTGTCTACTTCTGCTAAAAATTCCCTGTCTTGCGCCCATGGTTGACTTGAAGTGACATTAATGGGCGAATACCCACCGCCACTTCTTGATGCACCAGATGTTGTTGACGATATACCAGAATAGCCTAGGGTTGATCCACTAACAACACCTGTTTGTGAAGCCATGCTACTGGATAATCTTACTGCATCATCGTACGATAGATCTGTTTTACCTTGTAAAAAATTATTAGATTGTATACGATCTTGTCTTGCTTGTGCAGCTCGATCTTGTCGTGTGGTTACGTTTATTTCTGTTACATTAAATATATCACTCCATATATCTTGTAGTGCAGTCAATTTGTTTCCGAACGTAGATGCAACATTTCCAGTTGCCTCAAACCCTGGAGCCAGATCAGAATATACACGTAGCATTGCTTCACGTGCATCATCAATTCCTTGTACAACTGCACCAGCGGTTACAGTTGCGCGGTTTACTAATTCAGGAGTAAAGTTTAATTGCGACTTGGATGCATTCATAAATTCTTCAGAAGCTAGCCATGCCATATCTCTCACGTGGCCGGCAGCCGAAGTTGTTTCATTAAATGTTATTCTAAAGTCTGGCCGAGATTCACGAAGATAAGTCAATGCTTGCTGGAAGTCATATGACAGTTCTCCTGGATTTTCATAATGTCCAAATGCTGTTTTTTCAACAATGCTAGCAAATATTCCTACAGCGTCAGGGCCTAGAAAAGTTAAAGTATTTTGTAATGATTGTTGAATATTATCCAGTGATGTTGTATTAACATCAATATCATATTGTGTTCTATCAACCCATTCTAGCAATTGCTTTGCCATGTCAGGACCAAGCATTTCGCTTACTTGTGCAAGTTCTCCATATGCCATTTCACTGCGTCTTACTGCATTTTTATTTTCATCGTTTATTAATAATCCTGCAAATTTATTAATAGCAACTATATGAGATACTTCATTAAGAGCATTACTACGTGCTTCTAATAATTTGTCTCTTTCAATACCAGTAGAATTTGCCATACCTATAGCAAATGCAGTTATTTTTTGAAAACTATCAGCTATCTTTGCCCTGGCTGAATTATTAAGACTATCTATTTGTCCTGACCTTGTTAGCACCCGCGCTTCTTCAGACAATCTTCTAGCAAGCTGTTGCCCAGTGTAACCAAAATTTGATATTCCAGCTTCTCCAGAATCAACATTATTAACAAAGTCTAAAAAATTATTATACCCAGTTGTTGTATTATTGCTCAATCGTGCTATAGACATATTAAATTCTTGCAATGTATCTATCATTGATCCAAAACTCATTGACAATGAAGCAGCAGAGTCTCTAAAATCAGTATACATATTCATATCGCCGGCGACTATTCCTAAGCCAATCATTGCCCTTAATGATTTTTCTTGTTCTGTTGCATATTCGGCTATCATTCGTGCAACAGTAAAAGTTCCTGCAACTCCTACTCCTGCTATAATAGCTGTCTTGGATACTACCGGAGCAAGTGTGCTTATGATACTGTTTCTGGCAAGGTTATCAGTGGATTCCTGTACTGCCCATGCAAAGTCTTCAGCAATATTAGCAACAGTTGACAGCGGATTTGTGTCTCTGCTTATACCTTTGATAGTTTTATCAAATCCAGTTGATGATTTTTTTAAAATTGAAGTCAGAGCACCATCACGTTCTATATTAAAGGCGTTAACAATATCAGCTGAAATATCCTTGCCTTTTCCCATTTGTACTAATGCTTGATTCAATAATAAATTGGTTTTTAATGCATGTGCAAATACTTTGTCTAACGTGACTTCTTTTGCCCATGGATACATAGAATCAATTGTAAGAACTGCATTTTCAATAGGTGATGACATTATTGTGTAATCCTTTCATTTGTTTCTTCATTATTAAAGAATTCCACAATAGATGCCCAGCTTTGTTCAATTAATGATGTGGATTGTAATTCGTCTTCAAGTAAGGCAGTAATAGATGCATCTTGTGAATTACTGTAAGTATCAATTAAAGAAGATGTATCATCAGAAACTTCAGTATTATCTACAGTAGGTAACGATGGTATTACTGGTAAGGAAACGGCAGTGGCGTCATTATCTACAGCAAATAACGATGGTGTTACTGGTACTGGCAATAAAGATGTATTATTATCTACTGTAGATAACGATGGTATTACTGGCAAGGAAACGGCAGTGGCGTCATTATTTACTGGATCAGTATCAACTGGCAAAGTTGCAACTGATGGTGATGCTGGGTCAGCAGTTGTAACATCTGATGTACCCGGGGCTCCAGTGTATTCCCAATGCCAAGTCTCATGTGCCATTCTCTGATAAAATCCATACTCAATACCATGATTACGTAACCATTGATATTGTGGAGCGGATTCATGCTGTCGGTATATATTACCTTCATCAAAAGCAAGCCCCCATCCATGATTCGAACCGCCTGGATATGCTACCCATTTTCTTCTTTCTGATAATGGCCTAGTTGATGTATTCCATAAGTGTTGTTGTTTTTCTATATCTCGGTATGTCGAACTTGGTGTTATAGTAACACCGTCAGCAGCAGCAGCGGAGGCCATTCTGTTAAACGCATCAGCAGCGCCGGCGCGCAATCTGCCGCCGCCAGTGATTGACTGCAATTCACCTGCGGGAAGTCGTCCATTTTGAAGTGTTCCGCCTGAACTTGGATCAGCTGATATTCCTGATAACTCAGCAGTCGTAGCACCAGTTGGACCTACAGAAACTGCCTGAGCAGCAAGTTGTACATCTGCGCCTTCTATTAGTGTCCCATCTTCACTAAAGTATTCGCCAAATTGACTGTCCCATTCATTTTGCGGATGTCTTGGACTAGAATGAATATATCCATTACTTTGCCACCAACTTGGGCGAGGTGGGGCTGATATAACACCGGATCCTTCATCATCAACTACCGGATCAAAGTTAACTAATGGGCCTAAAACTTCTCCAATAACATCAGTTAGCCAACGTAGAGTGTCTCCAAAACCATCAACTATATCACCAGTGGTACCAAAACCAGGGGATGCAATTCTTGATATCTGTAAAAATGCTCTACGTATGCTATCCATACCGTCTACAATACCATCTGCTGATTCAGTGTATGCTGCAACGTTATTGCGATGTTGTTCAAGTAATGATCTAGTTGCATTTATATAACTTTCAGGTGCAAGGCGTGCTTGTGCTTGCATTTCCATAACTTCCTGCACTATAGGATCTGATATGTTTCCTATTGATTCTAACGGTGTTGATTTCGCAACTAATTGTATAAATCCCTGTATAGCTAAGTCTGAATCAACCCCGCTTAAATTTCCCTTGACAGCTGACTGTATCATTGCTACATATTGTTCTTTAACATTATCGCCCATAAAATTCAAAATTTGATTTAATTCTGGACTCATGTTTGCCATCACATCATCAAAATTCTGATCGTTTATAGCTCGGGTCATCAGATTAGATGTTTCTTTAGCAAACTTCCCATCAAAAATGGTACTAAACACAGTATATACATTTGTTTGAAAATCAACTACATTATCGTATGCGGTGGCGCCATATCGGTCTATTAAATCAGATTGGGCATATCTTGCAGTTATCGTAAAGTTTAAATCATTTGCTGCCTCTTGACGAGTGGACAGTAAGTCATCTCGTTTAACGCCTAATAAATTAGCCATTACGGTAGCTGCGGTGGAACTCTTGATAAATCTGTCATAAACTATTTTTTCTGATTGGGTATTCATATCAGCTAACCCGCCGTAACGTCTAATAATCTCTGCTTCATCCACAAGTCTTCGCATGACCTGCCCAGTAGTATATCCAAAGTCAGGAAAAGAATTATCATTTTTTATAACAGTTGTCAAATTTGCAAATTTGATTAAGTTATCACCTGCGGTTCCTGGTAAATTTGCAAACATTGGCATTTGCCGTCTATATTCAGAAAAAATTTCATTAATAGATCTTCCTAATCCTGCAAACGTAGTATTCATTTCAGTGTACTTGGAAGTATTTAATGATACACCCATGTTAATGCCTGCACGTAAAACCTTTTCCTGTTCACTGAATATTTGGCCATAAATTGCTATTACTCCAGCAGTGCTGGCAGTGATACCAGCTATCCCAGTTGCAACTCCGCCAATTTTAGAAAAAACAGTTTGTATTCCATCAGCGGCTGCGTTACTTGATAAACCATGATCAGCAATTGCGCCGGCGGCCATTTCAACTAATTCAGAAGTAGCTGTTATTGGATTTGTGTCACGTCCATAAACTGTAGTTTTTAATACTTCATTTAAACTCTTGGAAGTTGAAGTAAATTTTGCAATTTTAGATTTTTGACTGTTAATTATTTTAAGTAAGTCTTTTTCGTTATATTGTTGTATTTGAATATCATTAATAGCTTTTGTTATTTGCTTAGTGTTAGCCCCGAGCAAATTCATAACTCTAGATAGAGTCTGCTCACTGGCCCACTTATGTTGACTTTGTATACGTTTTAGTTCTCGTTCAATGTTCACAATTAACTACCCACTTAATAAGCATAAATACAATATAATGCAAATACTTACAGTATTTATTTGGAGAAAACCTTTATGTCAAACTTATTGATACAGGCTTATAGAAAGCCTTCGCTATACGTTACTTTACCAAGTGGTGGAAAGTACTACGATATAAAACCAAAATTAAGTGTAGATGGTGATTTAGCAGTATATGCTATGACTGCCAGAGATGAATTGATTACAAAGACGCCAGATGCATTGTTTAACGGTGAAGCTACGAGTGCTATTATTCGTAGCTGTTGTCCAGATATTGCGAATCCCGACACTGTACCAGTTAATGATTTACTTGTTATTTTGCTTGCTATTAGACAAGCAACATATGGTAAAGATTTGAACGTTGATGTAAAATGTCCATCATGCAGTGAACTAAACATGCTAGCAGTTGATGCTAACCGTGTGTTGGCATCTGCAAAGCAGATTAAAATAGATGATTGTATTGTTCTTAAAAATGAATTTAAAATAGGTCTTAAACCATATAATTTAAAAGATAGAACACTCTTGCAAATTCAACAAATAAAACAAAAGAAAATGATTGAAAGTTTAATTTCAACAGAAATTGATGAAGATCAACGCGGCGATATTTTTGGACGCACGTTTGTAGAATTAGCAGAACTAACAATTAAACTTGTAGCAAATTCTATTACATCAGTTACGCTTGCAGAATCTGGAGAAATTGTGACTGACGCAGAAACAATTGACGAATGGCTGCAAACAATCACAAAAGTTGACTATGAAATGATCAAAGACTTGGTGGAGCAATTATCAAAGCCAGCAATTGACACTAACTTCAAAGCAACATGCCAGACATGCGGCCACAATTGGTCAACTGATGTTGATTTAGATATTGCAAATTTTTTCGTAGGCTGATCGCCACTAGTCAGCCGGTGGGTATTGAAAAAATAATAGAGCGCTACAATAAAGATCTTGTTGCTACTGAGACATCATACACAGATCTAATACTACATAGTGGGGGCGCAGTAAGTTATCAGGATGTAATGACTATGCCAGTCCCTGCAATCCAATTACTAATTGAATCAATTAATAAACGAAATGAAGCTAAAAACGCAGCTATACAAAAATCACGCAGCTCATGATAGTTTATCATGACCAGTAATAGCTTTATAATACTCAGCTGGCCAGCTATCGTAATACGTTGTATTATGTAGCTGGCTTCTTCTTTCTAAAATATCAGCTTTAAGCTGAATAAAAACGCAATTGGTGAAATTCTTTGCAAAGAACCCGCTATCTGGTGTACTTGTAAAATATAGTAACTCTGGATCTAGATTCACCAAATAATCTGCATATTTTTCTGCAGATTTTAATTGTATATCATTATCACCTATCCAAGCAATACCTATTTCATATTTTGTTTTATCAAACTCACGCAGTGCTTGTATATCTACTCGGGCATCGATAAACTGTACTGCATTGGTCAACCTTGCATGTTTGGCATATGGACACACTGGGAAGCCATCGATTTTTTTCTCTTCAATAATTGATTCAGACCATAATATAAAGGCCTGACAGAATTCTTGGAATGTCATTGGATTAATCTTTCATGAAGTCATAACTGTCACCAAAAGGTAATGTTATTATTAATAATATTTATTAACCTTCTAATTGCTCTTCGAGCAATTGCAACTTCAGTAATCTTCAATTACTTTGTTGTTACATTAATTTATTGTTAATATCGATAATATATAATATCTAATACTGAATTATTATTTCTATAACTATTATGTTTTCCATGAGCTTTTTCAATCACACTAAGCCTGATTCAGGCCACAGTGTGAAAAAAATAAAACAACTTTCCAGTCGCCCCACATCCACAATACCATAACATAACCTTACAACAGGGGGAGGCGGTTGAACTGTACCTCCTATTACGATGCGTCTAATCAGCGCAGGAACACCGGATGCCATGGTATCAGCTTTTTCCGGTTACCCTCAAGATATTATTGTCAATAGAGCTTGATCTTTTATTACCATTACGACAACAGAAGCAGTGTGCTTAAGGCGTCCCTGACGTCACCAGGGATAGTCTGTTGAAGCGGTTAACTAGATAAACCGTTTGCATACCGTCTCGTTCAGGAACGGATTCGCGGCACTGATTACTGGCGTGCCAACCTTAAGTCTAGTTTGTATGTGCCTTTAATAGTATTTTATTAGTATTGTGCGGGGTATTGTATTAGTATTGTATTAGTTTTGTGTTGGGAATTGTATTAGTAGATGTTAGTATTAATCTGTGCCTTTGATAGCCATTGTTTGTATAGCATCAGTATTAAGTTTTGTAGCCTTGAAGTCTTCCCAGAATGTAATAGTCCAGAGACCGTAATCTTTGCTTTGATACGTAATGTGCCGGTCTAAAAAGAATTTTGGTTTGTGTCTTTTTGGAAATGCCAAATAAATGCCTTTGCGATCAAACTTCATAAAAAGTAGATCAATATCTTTATCGTCATGTGCATCTAGTGTTTGTTGGAACCAAGTTTCAAGTAACGGAATGGTTTTGTTTTGTAGTAGATGATGGAAAGGGAAATCTTTATAATTTTTGCACTCACAATTGAAGTATCTCCAATCATCGGGCGGAATGATATCACCTTTAAATGCCTTGATTTGATTTTCCGTAAGTGTACTCTTACGTGCAGCATTAATGCCACCGACAAACGCGCCACTATGTGGAACACGTTCAAAATTATCGCCGTATACATTGCCTAGGATTTTACATACTTCACGTTCAAATCCTTTGCCTTTATTTTTACTCTTTGCTGCCATTAATCATTTTTTCAAGTTGTTGAAGAATATCTTCAGACAACATGGTTTTAACCTTTGTTGAGTACAAGTCCACAGGAATGTCCCATAACTCTTTATTGTTAAGTCTGACTGAAGGCATCGTACCATCTATTGACGACATACTATTAATCAGTATAGCATGATTGACGTCAATGTCAATATCAGAAATAATTTCTTTTTCTTGAGAACCAAAAGGACGCCGGGTTATATTGTTACCGCGGTCAGGCGACTCGTAAATGTATTTGTCGACGCCCTTTTGCATCTTATATTTATACCGTTGTTGTTTACATAGAAGTAACTTCTATTTCAGTGTCAAATGTAGTAAATCCATTTTCTTTGGTGACGTTCAAGACATTATCGGTTCTGCCTATTAGTTCGTCACGGTGTGAGATCAACAAGATACTTTTCTGTCGGTCCCTGCACATCTTTTTCAAAACAGACATGGCATTTTCTACTCCAACTGTATCAAGGCCGCTATCAACTAGTTCGTCAATACACATCAAGTTAACAGGATAATTCATACTCTCAAACACATCGCGGAAAGACCAGCTAAGACCTAGTATCAATCGATTTCGTTCACCACGGCTTAAATTATCAAAATCCAAGTCCTGTCCAAGTTGTGTAATACTTACATTCAAGTCGCTCTGGAATTGTACTTCATGTGGCAAGCCAAGTTTAGTAATGTAGTATTCTAAACGATTATTTAGAAAGCTCAAGTTCTGTTCAATAATCTTTTTACGAATAAAGCTATCCTTACTGGTTAGCAATTTAAGAAGGAATTCTTGATGTTCCTTCAAATCGGCATACCGGTTTACTTCATCCCAGTCGACAGCTTGCAAGCCAGTGTCGCGCATAATTGCAATCTGTTCATCATACGGATCGTCTTCAGCTTCCTTGCGTTCAATATCTGTTTTAATTTTACTTAGTTTTCCTTGGTGTTCATATGCTGCTTGTACTGTATTATAGTGCAGTCTTGGAGCAGGTCCGACTTCGCCAATAAGCACAAGGCCCTCTTTGAATTCAGTCAATTGGCTTTCACTTTCAGCAACAATGCCTTTAGATTCTGCGACAATGTCTGTTTTTACTGCAACGATTTTGTCATGTGCGTCATCGTGCAAATCCTGTCCACATGCATAACATTTGTGTGCAAGCGCCGCAGCCAAATCTTCTTCAGCTTTAACTAGGCGTTTACTTTCGCGCTCTTTAGCAGTAGTAAGTTTAGCAATTTCGCTAGTAATTGTATCAAACTGTGTCTTTTTAAATGACCATTTGTCAAACTCGGCGTGTGCGTTTAATTCAGCTTCAACATCAATATGTTCTAATGCCAATAGTTCAACACCCAAATCAACAATTACTTTTTCTTTATTGTTGAGCCAGACACGTTGCCGGCGTTCTAGATCTTTAATGGTAGTACCGATGCGCGTATTAGCTTCTTCAATAGCACGTATTTTGTATGTTTCTTCCTGAACTGCCTCTTTAGTTGCTTTCACTAGTTCTTTGAGGATTTCAGCCTTTTCACTAAGTTGTGTGATACCAAGTAACTGTTCGATAAGTTCACGCTGCTCGTTAGCCCGCATACTTAGAAAAGGATCAGTATAAGTGTTTAGTGCTAGAATATGCTTAAACATCGTATGGCTCATGCCTAGCATACGTTCAATAGCTTCTTGACTTAAACGTCCTTCGCCCTGCATTTCATCAGTGCTTTCAGCATTGCTTTCAATGTCATTGACAATGAATCTAAATACGTTAGGTCTCCGGCCACGTTCAATGCGATAGCTAACACCGTCCTTTTGCAACTCACAAGTCACTAGCATTTGCTTGTTGTTTGTTTTGTTAACCAAGTTGTCTTTTTTAATGTTATACAATGCATTGCCATAAAGTGCAAAGCTCAGTGCGTTAATGATAGTAGTTTTTCCAGTACCATTACGTGAACCATCACCTCCTAAGTCAAGATTGTTTCCTAGAACTAAGGTAAGACCAGCATTGTCAAACTGCACGGCTTGTGTGACGTTCCCCACGCTCATGAAGTTTTTTACGGTAATATTTTTAATTTTCATCATTACTTGTTTAGTCCATTATAGATATCAATTAGCATTGAGTTGCGAATAGTTGTGCTTTCAATAGCGTTGAGTTGGGTTAGTACAATACTGTCGACATTTTCAATTGCAATATCTCCATTCTCCTGCCATTCTTGTGACAAATCGTCCTTCTTGCTGGGCATAAGAGCAATCTCGCGTAGATTGTATTGCTTTGCAAATGTTTCCTTAATAAAGTTAGCTTCTTCGTAACTGATAGGAACATCAAGACTAATGCGACAATATGTGTTATTAGACAATATTTCATCAGGTTTGTCAATAAGTTTACTGAGCGCAATATTGCGATACTTTGGCGCCTGCGGCCACGTTTTATATTCGACCGTACCATCCCATTTGAGGAAAACTAGTCCACGAGCATCGTCCCACGCATCACTAAAGTTGTGAGGAAAAGCATTGCCCATATAAATGACATTGCCGCGTTCCTGTCGCTTATGGAAGTGTCCTGAAAAAACTTTGTCTGCTTTGGACATATCAGATGCTTTCAAACCATGTCCATGATCTGGCATTTGTACCATAGCGTTCATGTAAAAATTTGGAAGTTCAAAATGACCGAAAATAAACTTCGATTTTAGTTCTTTTAATCTTTTCCATTCATCTTCCACAAGCCATGGAATAAACGCAACACCGTCTTCTTCAAAGATTCCATCATTGATCATACGGATATTGCTGTAGCAATCCACCATGGGAATACTATGAATTTCACGCTTCTCTCTATAGAACAGGTCGTGGTTGCCGGTAATCATAATAACTTCATCAAAAGCATCATTTAGACGTTGTAAGTTACTAGTAGTATAGTTAAGTGTGCTTACATTAATGTTGGCACGATTATGATGCCAATCTCCTAAAAAGAAGCATTTGCGAATACCTCTCCGTTGTGCCTCGTCAATCATCCAGTATATAAATTGTTCACAATCATCGTTATGTTGCCGACTATTGTTTTTCATACCAAAGTGGATATCGGTAAATAATACCGCTTCATCAAACATCATGTATTTTTACTCTTATTCTAAGTTTTCTCGTTGCATTGCTTCCCATTCTGCACCAAACAGACGGGTTGAACTTGGGTCTAATCCTGCTTGCTCCAATAAGTCGTCTCTAATGTTTTGCCCACGCTTTTCTAAGTTAAGCACTCGGGTAAAGCTATTGTTGACCGCAGCAGTATAATATGCAAACGGATTCTGGCTTTTTGCTTCATTAAATTGTAGACCAATCTGAGATAATTGTAACAGTGCTTGGCCTCGCATTTCATCTACGTAAGTGTATCCGCGCCAGTTACCACGCATGCTGTAACGTTCACATAATTTGATATACATAGTTGCCAAACGATTGTTAGTTTTACCGTGTTCAACGCTAAAGTTTCCGTTATCTAGGCCACCTTCCCAGTGACTACGTGAAACTTCACCTAGATCTCCATCCATTATAGCATAATGCTTAAATGGCGGAAAATTGCATTTAGTATGATGGTCTGCTACTGTTTTTGGATTTGTCTTACGCTTTTCTTCCGGAACATGCTCGAATGTCATAAGCCTAAAGACTACATCAGTGTCAGCGATGGATTCTACATCGACTATAAACTCAGCTGCACGTGGCTTTGTTTTTTTGCCAGTTAAGCCCTTTTCCCATTCTCTTACTTCAGCTTCATACGCAAGTTTTTGCATACGTGCTGCTCGATTCTCCTTGGCTAATTGTATTGCTTCTGGATTAATCTCGTCAATTGAGTCGACAATATGATCAAAGTAATAATATTTTTCATCTTTGACCCAGCAGTAACTCATTTTACTATTGTGTATTTCTTTTAGTATTTCTTTGTTGGAAAGGTAATGTGTAGTTGATCTAGCCATTCAGAATAATTCTCCTATTAACTTTTAGCATAGCACATCTACTTTTATGTGTCAACCGGTATTTGATAGTAATAAATACATATACAATACACAGGAGATCCCAAATGCGCTATCATGACCTTATCGCTGAAAGTACAACTAACAACGTCGCCGTATTCTACGGAGGTCGTTTTCAACCTATGCACCAAGGACATTATGCATTATACAAAAAGCTAGTGTCACGTTTTGGCGCTGCTAATGTATTTATTGCTACCACTTTTAGCAAAGATGCGCAAAAACAACAAATGGCGGGTGACTATAGTAAGAACCCATTTAATTTTGATGAGAAGGCAGCGATTATCAGTAAAATGTTTAACATACCAGCAAATCATATATTGAACACAAGCCCATACCGCCCAAACATAGAACTTATAGGCCGTAAACCAAACGAAACTGCGGTAGTGTTGGCGTTTAGTGAAAAAGATGACGATAGGTTAATGAGTGGCGGCGCCCTTGCGCCTCTGCCTGATGCGCATGGTGAATTACAGGCAGCTGATGAGAATCGTGTATATTTTGTAAAAATGCCAGTTGAAGCAGGTGGGATGAGTGCAACAGATTTTCGTGATACGATGGCTAGTGACGCAGACCCAAAGCAAAAAGCACAAGTATTTCAGCAGTTTTTTGGCAAGTTTGATCAAGAAATTTTTAATTTTATTGAAGAGAGATTGACATAATGACAACAAGCGGCGTACTTAGTGATCAAAAGGTAAAGCTATTAGCCCCTGGCTTTGGCGGTTTCACCGGCGTGTTATCTCCTTTATCATCAGCAGGTGGGGTAGTTTTTCCATATACTCCTACAATACAGATTAGTCATAGTGCAAACTATGGATCATATGATATGACACACAGTGTATATCAGCAAAACTACTTCATAAACACTAATAATCCCAGTATTAGTTTAACTGGTACATTTACTGCACAAACCAAATCAGAAGCACAATATAGTGCCGCAGCATTGCATTTCTTTAAATCTGCAACAAAGCCAGACTTTGGTGCAACATCTAATAATCCAGGAGTACCGCCTGGAGTGTTAATGCTTAGTGCATACGGGGCATTGCATGCAAGAAACGTGCCGGTAATTGTAAAAAGTTTTAGCTACGCTCTACCTGAAGACAGTGACTATCTTACATTTGATTTACCTGTTATTGGGAGATCATCAATACCTAGTATCTTTATTGTTAGTATAGAGTTAACAACACAATATACTCCTACAAAAGTTAGAAACGGGTTTTCATTACGTAATTATAAAAGCGGACTTGGATTAAACAGAGGATTTATGTAATGGCAATTGAATACAGCCCAGACAGCAACTATAGAAACACTGCTATAATTGACAATAAATATTTAGGTATTTACAATTCACCAGTAGTTGATGTCGCGGATCATGAAACAAAAAATATTATAATAGAAAATAAATTTAATAATAGGCCTGACTTGCTTGCTCACAGCTTGTACGGAAATTCCAAGTTATGGTGGGTATTTGCAGAATTTAATCCCGACACACTTAAAGATCCTATAATTGATTTCGAAAGTGGTATTACGATAATAGTACCAATAAGGTTTGGGTAATAATGGCAATATTAGATAATTGGATGTCTACAGTAGACAGTCCGACATATAACTTCGCATTATATGCAGTAACGGCAGCAGTTTCTGATGATCCACTACAATGGTTAAGTCAAGATGCAGGTGCATTATCTTCTGGAAAGGCTATACTTATAGCAAAGTCAGGAGTGACTACTTCTTATCTAATTGATAACGTAGTGCTACACAGTACGCTTGTTAGCAATGATGCAGCTACCGCAGTACAAACGTCTGTTATTGACTTTGATTTATCAGAACCTTTGGGGTTTGAATTGGCAGATAGATTAATGCGTTATAGCAACGCACTAAATGCAAGTGCAATACAAAATATATTGTTTGTATTACGGCTAGAGTTTAAAGGGTTAAAGTCAGGATCAAGCATTCCTGTTAATTACCCAGGAAAGTTTTTTTATCCATTTAGACTGACGGCATTAAATGCCACAGTTGGTCCAGAAGGAGCAAGATATCATATGACTGGTAACCTAAACAACCGCATCGCTGTTGAACGTGCAATCACATCAACTGATATAAGTTTCAGTGCCAGAACAGTTGGCAATTTCCTAAGCAATTTAGAGCTGGCATTAAATCAACACGAAACAAATATCAGAGTTACAGATACCTCGCAAACAGCAATACCGCAAAAAATTCATAGAATTGTGATAGATCGATCTATGGCTGGATTAATCCCAACTAACATGCGCGGTATATCAGATTTAAACTCTGATGGCACAGCAACATCGAGTACCACTAATTTAGAAAAAGCATTTACTATCGGTCCGAATAGTAACATAGCAAATTTTATTAAAGAAACACTTACAAAAGAATCAGTAGGGTATCAGTTATTATATGATGCTAATCGAGCAGACGGCACTGTGGACCTACCTTATATACGTGTTAATTTAGATATGGAATACCAAGATGATAGAACTGATCCAACTACAAATCAAAGAAGAGAAATAATTATATATAATGTAGTTTTATTTCAATCATTTGAAAGAATTGATAATGACATTCCTGCTGTTGAAACTGCATTTAGACAGGACGTAATACGTCAGAATAGATTAGTTAGTAACATGTCCCAATTTACTAACAAAAGATATGACTACCTGTTTACTGGCCTGAACACTGAAATACTCAACGTTGACTTGTCTTATGATTTTAATTATTTCAATGCATTAAGTCCGTCTCGTGGCGTCGGATACACTGATGCTAATCAGGATTTTCAACCGCAAACAACATCAACAGAAAATCCATTTGCAGCGTTGGCTGGATTTTTAGAAAACTCAATACTTAAACCATTGGTTGGAACAATAGCGCCAGTATACGATTATCAAGGAGTAAGTTCAACTGCCCAACGTGTGACTGAAACAACTGGTACTACTGATGCTGTCAGAATGCAAGACGAATCTGAAAATCAATCACTATTAAACAGTACATTTATGCAATTTGATATGACAATTAAAGGTGACCCGTTCTGGATGGGATTGCCTGGTGTAGATGACGGCGGCCAACCCTTGGTTACTAATAGTGTAGCTAGTGCTACTCAAGATTCGTTAATAGTGTTTTTAAATTATTTGCCACATGAATCTTTAGTTGCGCCAATTGGACAACATAGAGGAAGATTAGATATAGCTACTAGCGGAATATACAGAGTTTGGAAAATTGTTTCAAGATTTCAAAATGGAAAATTTACGCAAGTTTTATCAAGTAATAAAGAAACACAGTTGACTACAGAAGTAGTAAAGAACAGATTGATGGGATTTAGATAATGGCAACAAGAACAGGCAACGTAACACCAACTCAGCGCGGCGTTTCTCCAAGTACAAATATTTTAAATGGTATGTATACTGCTACTGTTGTTAATAATGCAGATGTAAACAGCACTGGTCGCATCACTGTTAGAATAGGCGAGTTGGGATCACTAGACTCAGCCCCTACTGAACACACTATTCTTCTGGTCACGCCTATGGGTGGACAGTCTGGACAAAAGAATACATCGCAAGATGTTGGTGACGAAGAATCTTCAACATCAAGTTTTGGTATTTGGCCACAGCCGCCTAGTCCAGGCACAAACGTAGTGGTTCAATTTAGTCCAAGTATGCCACAAGGTGTACTAATGGGCGGCCTAATTACTGCTCCAACCAACCATAATATGGGTGGAAATGCAAGTGGTGAAAACAAAGATGGTGAGCTAGGACCAGTAGCAGAACAGAATCCATATGATACTGCTCCGCAAACAAAGCCATCTGATACGAAACGCAAAGATAAATTAGTTGAGCAAGGATTAGATCAAGACTATGTTCGCGGTCACAGCATGAGTAGTGCTAGACGTGAAAGTCCAAGTAAAGTAATGGGCATTACTACTGCTGGCGGCGCAGTACTAACAATGGATGACGGCGCAGCTGATGGCAGTGGTAGTCAGAACATTCGTATACGCACACCTGGTGGTGGACAAATACTTATTGACGACAGTACTGGTATTATTTTTATTACTAACCAAGGCGGTAGCACACATATTGAAATGAACGCCGCTGGCTGCATTGACATTTATAGTGAGAATAGCTTTAGTGTTGCATCAGCACAGGATATTAATTTCCATGCGCAAGGCAATATCAATATGCAAGCAGACCAAGGCATTAACATTCAGGCGGGTGGTGATGGTATACGCGCTGCAACTGATGGCCCATTACATATGAATTCAACTGGCCCGGCTAATGTGCAGA